CACGAGTTGATGAATGGAATGGAAGAGCCTTACCACCTGAAGTAGTCCAAGGGTCTCCAAACATAACACCTAACTTTTGTCTTAACTGATTTGTGAAAACCAACGCGACTTTTTGTCTAGCTATCATCTGAGTAATCTTTCTCATAGCTTTTGAAATAATGATAGCTTTAGCCGTGGCCCAACCATCTTTATCAAAGTCTGTATCCATTTCTTGTTTAGTGGATGCAGCTGCTAGTGAGTCAACTAAGATTGTAACCAACTTATCTTTGTTTGATTCTCTGATTTTAGTGACAATTGTTTCAATAGTATCAAATATCTCTTCAACAGTTTCCAAATGAACATATAACATTTTTGTAGTGTCCACACCAATAGCTCTCAAAAACTCTTGAGATACTGCTGATTCGGTATCTATATAAACTGCTATACCATCTTTTCGTTGTGTTGAAGCTAACAAATGAGAACCAATGAGAGATTTACCACTACCTTCTAAACCATTTAATTCGGTAATTTTACCCACGGCAATACCACCATTTGGTCTATTTGAAATGGCCAAATCTAACATCGTTGAACCTGTTGAAATAAAATCAGTAACATCAGTTGGGTTTTCATCTTCTTCAAGAAAATAAGCTACTTGTTGATGTTTGAATTGTTTATTTAGTTCACCGGCTATTATACTAGCCAAATTGTCTTTCTCCGACATTTAAGTTCTCCTTGTGATGTTATGAGTGGGAGAGTGATGCTATGAATACTTATATTCAATGTGAGAAGTTTCATGTGTGAAATGTGCATCCCACTCTTAACAATTTGGTTATTTATTAACTATTGAATAGTTCATCAAATGCATCTTCCACTTTTTCTGTTGTTTGTTCAGAAGTTGTTGTGGTTTGAGTATTTGATGTTGTTGAAGCTGCTACACCATTAGATGTAGTTGTATCAGTGCTTTCATCACTAGGGTTTAGAAAATTCTGAAGTGCTTCTTTTAGATCATCGTATGTAGGTTCTGTGTACAATTCAGTTAAATTTGATTGTTGATTCAAAACTTTATCCAATACATCTGAATTATCTGATGTTGGTGTTTGATTCGGTTTAACACGAATTGTAGTTTTACCATATTGGTTGCCTGCCTCAGCTGGTGTAACTCTCTCAACCATGATATCTCTACCATTAGTTGGGTCTGTTATATCACCATAATCTGGGTCAGCTATGATTGACAATAACTCTTGGTAAACTGTTTTACCGAATCCCCAAAATTTAACACCTTCAGATTCTTGTCCTCTTACGATGACAGGAGCAAAAGTTCTCATTTTAGGTTCTAACCTTTTACCTTGAATCCACTCATCTTTATCACCAGATGATTTCAATTTGTTTGCAAATTCTTCAACTGGATCTGGTCTTCCAAAAGATGCAGGTGATAAATATGTTTTATTATTACCTAAATTGTAATGAAAGAATAATTCAATAAAAGGATTTGACTTATTGTGTAAATAAGGAACAATCCTAATTAATGATTTTCCAGGTTGAGGTTTCCAAAAGTTATCTTTTGTTGATGATGTCGCCTGTAAGGTATTTAGACGACTTTTGATTGCATTCATGTCCATGAATATTCTCCTATGTTTTATTGTTTATCGTTTATTATTTATGGTTATTATCAATATAACCATATAACCTATTTCTATAATATATATCAAAAAAGATATATAAGTCAAGCTTTTTTTTTATTTTTTTTTATTTACATCCACATTTGTTAGAACAATCTTTTTCCCACTTTCCGATAGGACACTCTGCAACTGCATAATGCACTTTCACATTCATGAAACATCCACACTCTGTACACCTACCATCTTTTTTATTTGTATCTGGATTTGTTTCATCATAAAGTAGTTTAGGGCATTGTTTACAAATTGCCCATCTTCGTTCAGCTTCTTCTGTAGTTGTGATTGTTTGAGAACCCCGTAACCATGCACCTAAAGTTTTCCAATGAGTTACAGCTAAATCTCTAACCATCTGAGAAGCTGGAGGAAGTTTTTTTTCTTCCTCCAACATCTTTTCAGTTTTCTCAATACAGTCTAACTCTTCTTTAGTAGCTTCTCTATTTCTTGTTGGATTTGGTTTTAACATTTACATTTTTACCTTTTATACTTTGATTAATACCACCATTTGACACAGGTGGTGACACTACATTTTTCAATCCTAAGTGATTCATTAATCTATCCAACTTGTTTTCTATTACCGACATTTTACTAACTAAAGATCTCAAATCACCAGGATTAGCGGGATTGTTTGCCATATTGTTTTGTTGTGCATCTCTCTGTTGTTTAAATCTAGTTATAATTTGTTCAGCTGGTATTAAATTAGGTAAATGTTCATTTTCTTTTTTCCATTTATCATATTTAGATTTCCAAACTTCCAAAGCTTTATCATCAGAATTTGGAGCTGGTGGTTTTGGTGGATCAGATTTTGGTCTTGGCATCTCTAATATTTCTTTTGATGTTTTGACATTTGGTAATTTATCGTTTTTCTTATACCATTCATCATATTCTTTTATCCACTTATTTTCTTCTTCTTTTGAAGCTCCCATTAGAGGTGGCTTTGGTGGAGGTCCTGTTGGTCTAACAGGTTTTGGTATTTCTTCACCATTAGCCCATTTTAAAACTGTTTCTTTATCTCGATATCCACAAAATCCATTGCCTGTTTCTGCATTTATAAACCATGGTGTACCACATTTTATATCATATTTTTTCTTTAATTCTTCTGATATTTTTCTGTTAGTTTCATCGGCTAGATCTAATTTGAGTATTTCAAACTTGCCTTCTTCATTAATTTCATCAACTATGGGTTCAGCTTTTTTACACCAACCACACCCAACCGAATAAAAATAATATAAAGAGGGGTCTTTTGTAGATTTGCTTGCATTTTTGTTATCTGACATAACCTATTTCTCCTAAAGTTTGTATTGAGTTTCAAATTCATATATAAATATATACAAATATTTAAAAACAGCAATATTTTTTTACTTATCAATGTTTATTATTTTAAAAATTCTTGTATTAATTTTATTTAAACCATCTGAATTTGTTACCATTAACATATTCTTAAAGTTTTCCCACGGTATCATAAACCTCTCATCCATAACACCATTGTTTAAATTCTTTATACATTCATTCAATGCATTTATTGTATATAGTGTATTTGAATGTTTTTTTCTATGTAAGGAAATCGTTCCCTCTACTTTATTGTAATCCACACCACCTTGTGTATCTACATTATATGTACAGATTAGTTCGTTTACATTATCCTCATTTTGTAACACATATATTTTTCTAAATATTATGTCATAAGAATCTTGAATACTTTTTACGGTATTATCTAAATCTTTCTTTGTTGTAAATGTACATAATAATTGTGATTTCATTATTTTAAGCTCTTTTCAAGTTTATCAATTTTTTTCTGAACATTTTGTTTCTGTTTATCAGATAAATTAGGATCTCTTAATTTTATTTTTTGTATTTGAAGTTGTTTCTCTGTAGATTGTTTTCTTATACTCATCCTAGCTTCATCTAAAGTTTCATCTACTTCTTCTTGTTCTTCTATAGTAGGTACATTTTGACCACTTTTGGTAAAATGTTCTCTCATATATTCTCTTTCAGGACCAGGTGACAATCTATTACTTCTTGGTCTTCCATCTCCACCACCGAATCCGTATCTGTTCATCCATTTATCAAATGGTGGATTGTTCCAATCTATGTCATCAGGATTATCTGGTAGTTCTACACCTTGAGCTTTCCAAGCCTTTTTTAATTTTTCATAATAATCTGGATCTCCCTCTTTATTTTTTCGAGGGTTTCCTTCTAATTGTTCTTTAAATTCTTTTTTATTTGGATGTATATAATTCCAAGCTTTCATCATAGAATTTCTTTCATCATTGTCAGCTTCATTTATTCTTTTTTCAGTAAGTGAACTAAAATCACCAAGAAGATATTTGTCTCTATAATGTTTATTTAAAGCTTTTGCTCTTTCATTTTTAAATTCTTTTTCTAATTTTTTAACTTCTTCAGCTTCTTCAGACATAGCCAATCTTTTTCTAGTCGCGTTTAATAATTTATCATCAATCAAAGAAGATTTAAATTGATTTACAGGACCAACCATTAAATCTAAATTACTTGTAAAATCATCTAATTTTTGTTGTTCCTCTTGAACAGTAGTTCCTTTTCTTTTAGCCTCAGCCTTTGCAGAACTATAAGGTATTCTGTGGTCTGGTTCACATATGCTTAATTTCATTGGAACACCTGTTACTGCACACTTACCATCATTCTTTAAATATAATCTGAATAACTCCCTAACTCTTTTATATCCAGGACTTTCAGGATCTAAACCAGGTTCACCTCTTTTAAGTTTAGTTACTTTTGTTAAGTGTGGATGTACACCACCACCTTTGGCTAAAAACCTTACTAAATTATCAAATTCTTCACCACCCAGTTGTTCATTCATATAATCTATAGATTTATCTAAAGTTTCATCATCTATTTCTCTCTGTGTTATATTTGGATGAACATAAGCTTCTTCGTCAAATTCTTCACCTTTTTCTTCAGCCTCTCTTCTTCTAGCGTCTTGTTCCATTCTCTTTTCTGTAAATGTTTGTAAATCTTGAACTTGTTGCCTTGTTGGTGTATTACTACCAGCACCACCTTGTGTTCTTACATCACCAGCATTTTCAATAATAAAGTTTAAATTTTCTTTGACGCCCTTATCTATTTCAACTTTTTCACTTTGTTGTTCAGAACTACCAACCATTGATTTTTGTTTATCATCTTTTGGTTTTTTTTCTTCACTATCTTCTTTATCAAATGGATTAGGGTCAATTTTCATGGGTGGTTTAGTTTCTTTTTCGGGTTGTTCATCTCCCATAGCGACTAATTTTCCATCAACATTTCTGTGTGTGGTTTCACCACCTTTTTCTTTCCCATAGTTACCATATCCAAGAGATACTAAACCCAATTTCTTAGCCTTTTCTTTCTCTCTATCTGATAAACCTGAATTTTCTTTTTCGTTTAAATTTTTTCTTACTTGATTTATAATACCATCTACAAAATCATTTGGGAATTGTTTTTCAGTTAACATCATTTTAAGTTCATATAAATGTAGAGCATTTTTCCAATATGGTACTTTTTGATATTTATCAAAAAAATCATTAACTATTTTTTCTGGTGAATATTCCATATTATAACCTTTTCGTAATATCCTGCATTTCACCATAATTCAAACCCATTTTAGATTTAGTGAAATGTTTGTTTTCTTCTAATATACCTCTGATATCTTTCAAAGTTTCTACTCCATCTTGTTTAGAGAAATCGAATAAGAAACTATCATATCCATACAAAACTAACTTCGTGTTCTTATTTAATAAATATTGTTGAACTTTTAAAATCTTCTTAATATTCGATTCGGTTTCATATGCCTGAATTAAATAGTTAAATAGTTTATTTCTATTTAAATCATCATAATTATTAAATAGTAGTTTCCTCCTATAAATATCAGTAAAGACACAATTATGTGTATTTATTTCATTCCATTTTTTATTTATGTAATTATGTGTCAAATCAAAAAATGGAACTTTTTCTCTTGTTTTTTTATCAATTCCACCATATAATAATCTAAATGTTTTTTGCTTTGACTCCTCATATGAACATTCATACCATTTTGCTAAATGTTCGTGAACTGATTCTTCACCAAATGTATGATAACCAACCAAGTCAGCAATCAATCTCAAGTGATATGCATCAAAGTCAAATTCAACCAAATAATCATTTTCAGCTATGAATCCTTTTCTTTTTTCAGGTGGTAGAGCTGCAAAATTAACAGAACCAAATGAATTACTTGGACGACCTGTTGTTGTCCATAGATTGTAATTTGAATATAATTTACCATCTGATATATGTTTCTTTACTCTTAAATCAAATATATCACATATATCATCTGAAACTTTAATTCCATTCTTTTCAATGGATGTAAATGCTTTCACAACATCACTCATATATTCATCATTTGAATCAAAGATTAAGTTGTCCATTGATTTCACAATGTCATTACAATACTCATTATGTTTCGATAATGGTATGATTTCGTTAAGTTTTTTTACATTGTAGTATTTGTTACTCAAGAAATCTATTGCATTATTCGTTATATGTTTTTCAAATGGTTTACCCGTATCATCCCAATACAAGTAATTAATATCGGTAACATTGTCAAATTCATAAAAATGATTTAGTATTTTTTTATCAGGTGTGAGGATTGAATGTTCATTCAACCATTTGAAATCTTCTAAAACTTTATCTGAATCAGGATGTTTTTGTATTATGAAGAATGATTTATCGTCTTTGGGTTTAACCCATAGTGCTGACAATCCATTGTTTTCGTGTAATGGATGTAAGAATGGTTCTTTAAATATTGGAATAATACAATACATCGTACCTTAATATATAACACTTTCAAGAATAAAACAACGTTTTTTTAATATTGTTTATAGTGGTCTATGTCCATTCCCCCTATACCAAGAGAACATATTATCAATTCTTTTTATTAAACTTAGTGGCATTTCTACAGGTGCAACTATAAAATCATGTTTTCTAGTGAATAAATAGTATTCTCTTCCAGGATAAAGAACTACGCCTGTATGAATTTTAAAATAATCTTCCGTTATACCTGTTGAAGCACTAGTGAATCCCATATCTATATCACCATGATATGATGGAAACATATAAAAATGAATATCATTTCCTGTAAATGAACTTCTTTGATTTTCAAATTGGTTTTTACCTCTATAATTATCATAATTCCTGTTTGGGTAGGCTTGGTCGGGATCCCAAGCAGCATATAGTAAATTTTTTACATTATCTTCATATTCTGATGCATATGGACTACTCACATCACCATTTACGGCAAACATAAATCTATCGTCACCCTTGTTATAATAAGACCAACTATCGGTATCATCTTCATCATAACTACCGAATAAACCCTTAAAAACCAGAAGAAATTTATCATCAGTTCCAGATGGATTTATATTACCTTGTTTGCATAGAAGTTGTGCGTTTGTAGCAGTGTATTTAAATTTATATGTTTGGTCTATTTCACTAATTTCTCGACCAGGATTACCACTCTGTACATATCTTAAATGAGTTATACTATCTACAAAATCTTGAGGAGTAAGAGTTGAATATTCTAAAGCATGTTTATCTATTCTTAAACCTATTTTATTAAAAATAGATTTATCTAAAACTATTTTTTTAGGTGCTGTATTTTGTCTTTTACTCATGTTAGAATTTTTAGGTGTATCTTTTCTTTGATAAATGGATGATGCATCAGACCTAGTTCTCATTATTGATTCTATTTCAGTTGTCCAACCAGAAGTACTAATTCTATGATTTACTTTAGTTATTTGAAAATAAACTATATTTTTAAATCTTTTTGGTAAATAATCAATTCTAAAAACATCACCTGTTTGCAATCCATGTAAACCATATATACTCAATTGTAATTTAAAAGGAACAAGTGGTGAAAGTTGATTATTACCAAAAAATCCATTAACAGCAAAATATTTATACATTTCTACTACAGAACTTACTTTTTTATAATTAGGTCCATAATCTATATCTTTTGAAGTTGTTGTTGTTGTTTCAAAATCACTTCCATCATCACTTTCAAGATTGTTGGCTCTATCTAAAGCTCTAGTTATAGCGTCATCAAATTTTAATCTGTTACTATATCTTATATTCTTTTTAAAATCTGATAACCTCTCTTGAATCTCAGGGTCATCATCAAAAAAAATTGAATTATTTGCAGACAGCTTACCAAGTTGTACCATGCCTTCCATAGAACTTTTTATTTTATTTACCGTATCATCGTTTAGTTCTGGTACATAACTAAATCCTATCTGTGGATTATCTGCGTCTATACTTAGTAAATATGTACTAATTTGTGAAGCTAAATCCATGTCATATGGAAATATTTCAGTTTCAGGAGATGAAGATTGTATAGCAATCATATTTTGTAACCCACTTTTAGGTGTATCCATAGACAAATTAAAATTTTGAATTATAGAGTTTTCAGATCCAGGATTAAATTTTAACATATTATTAAAAAAATTAGTTGAAGTTTGTTTACTAAGTGGATTTGTCATTTCTAACATATTTCTATCAATTATGGCCATCTCAGTTTCAGATTTATTTGTAGTGTGTAACGATAAATTTAAAATATCATGTGAATCACGATTGATTGAGTTTAAAATTTGTGTTATAGCTAGTTCAGTAGAATCATTACCTAAAAATGCGTCTTTTATTTCTTGTACACTAATAAAAATTTCTCTAATAGGTATTCTATTTAAATTTATATCATAATCAGTCCACACATCACTATCATAATTATCAATTGTATTGATAAGTTTATCGGGAACTTTATCCATATATCGTCCATTTTGATCTATTCTATCTTCTGGAATTAAATCTCGAATAGTATTATATGTATCATCCCATGATGTCGGATATAAAAATTTTGGAATTTCAAAATAAGCTCCGTGTTTTTGAGCAGCTTTTAAATTTAAGTCATATCTACAGAAAGAATTAGAAGAATTAAATTTAGCTGTAAACCTTTTAGTATTAGGTGAATTTATATCATTATTATTTCCTACAGCTAAGTTTTCATTTAAAATTAAATCTTCGAACATACCCAATGATATAAATAATTTTGAAGCGTCACCATCTGGAAGATCATAATCTGTAGTTCTTCTGTTACCCCAATAATAAACACCTACTTTAGTCACTTCTTTAGACAGATAAATATTTTTAACTGAATCCGTGCTAAGTTGTTGTGCAGCAAACAATCTAGCATATTTGTTCCAATCTTCAATATCCACAGTCGCATAACTTTTAGAATCATCTAAAAACTCCTCACCAAATAATTTAGCTGCTACATTAACAACTTCGGCATCGAGAGTTGTAAATAAATCTTCTTTTGCTTGAATACTATTAAAATCAGAACCTATTAATGCTGAGTTTTTAGATGATATAGTAACCGAGCATTCATATAACCCTATATCATTTAAAGTTGAACTGAAGTTTGTCACAAATCCAACTACAGTTTCCATATCACCATTAGCCTTTTCTATAATACCATTTTCACTATATAGTATTTCTTCTAAATCAAATCCAGATTCTTGAGATTGATTTAATAAACTTGATGGGCTGTAAATACTTTTATTTTGAAATGCAGTATCCCAACCAAAATCAACAAATAATAAAGCTCCTGGTCTTAAAAAATATTTACTATATATGTAATCAAAATCATGTGGATTGTGAACAGTAAAATTAACTGTAGTTTTTCTAATCAAACCTAAAGGTCCTTGAGAATTACTTGATACTGATGTTATACCAGGTTGTATAGAAAAGTGTTCATTATTATCAATTCCTCCCTCAGGTGGTGTCATATCACCAATTCCAGTGCCAAACTCTCCATCCGAATCTCTCAATATTGACAAATCATTTGTTCCTAGAGCATAAACTTTTTGAGATATATTTTGAGTTGAGTAATAACTTTTACTTGATGGATTTTCACCATATGTGTTTTCCCAATCTACATATGATATATCTTTAAATTCTGGATCTACTATTTTCATTTTTGTTTGAATAGCTGTCCACATTCTAGCAAATGGAGTTCGTGATGATAATCCCCCACTCCCATCAAAATTAGATTGAATATCACCCAACGAATTAAGTGTGTTTATATCACCTCTAGCTTCTAATTGATATTTGTTAATTTTGTGTTTAGTTTTTTCGTCTACATCACTACCAAATATTCTTTTACTTACACTCATAATAACCTCTCATTAATTAGTAAGATATAGCATTTGTTGTTGAAGTTGGTATTCTTAATCTCAATCCAGCCTCTACATTCATGGTGTTTAAGTTGTTTACATTAGCTATGAACCACCAATATGAAGCATGACCATAATATTGATAGGCTAAGTTATCTAATCTGTCACCATCTTGTGTTATAACATAAATATCAGAGTTTGATTGTGGAACATTAGAATAAAAAGTCGTATCATATTTTAAAAAATTTTGATTTTTTCTTTTCCCACCATGTTGATTTGATTTATATTTTGATTTTCTTGTATTTTCATATCTTTTAATCATTTAAATTCTCCGATTATTTAAACTACATTAGATCCAGCATATCCATAAAAATCAGTTCCTTTATGTGGTGGTTGATCATGAATAACTTGATAACTTATTGTAGCTAATAAATGTTTTGGAACTCTTTGTCCATGTCTATATTCCCATGGTGATGTATCAGGAACAGAATAACTTAAACTTTTTATATAACCTAATACATCGTTTTTACTTGGCATATTTTGTGATTCTTCTATTGTAGTAGACCTACCAAATAGTTCACCTATCCTCAATCTTGTTAGTGGTGGTTTCATTCTAAGTTTCCCACCTTGTGCACCAGGTGCAGCTGGTACTATATCTTGAACAGACATAATTGTATCCGCTTTATATTCAGGATAACACAATGATGTTAATCTTCTCATTTTAGAATATAAAGAATCTAGTTCAACTGCAGAACCAGCATGTAATTTTAATGTAAAATCAATAGACCTTTCAGTTCTCTCGTATATATAAACAGGTTCACTTCTACCAACATAATTTTGTGATGACCAAGATGGTGACAATTGTTCAGTTAAGGCTTCTATGTAAGCTCTAAAAATAATATATGTATTATCTCTTAAATCATAAAAATAAAAAGGCATACCATAAGTTTCGGCCTCAACTGAATTTGTAGTTGAACCATTTATAGCGTAACCACTATTTAAATGTTTCAGATTAGGTATCATTTTAGCCGTTGTGTGTGGATCACCAGTATCTTGATTTAACATCTCTGGATAATACCTTGACATGTTATCTGTATATTTTATTTTTCCTAATTGAGAATAAGGAACACCTACAGGTGCATTTTCTGCGTATGTTTCTGTTACAACACCATTAGGTGCTACCCTTTTTCTTGATACCGTATCTAATAATTTATCTGATCTTGGATTGTTTCCTACTAATAAACCAACACCACCAAAATCTGTTTTATTAACATTAAGTGGATTTTGTAATTTTAATGCTGGTAACCTAATGTCTTTAATAGGATTTAAATTACCTGCTTGAACATCAATTCCTAAATTACCCCAATCTATCTGTCCATTCATTCTAAAAGGTGAAACTTTTATTTTCGAAATAAAATCTTTAGCTGGAGCTACAGCACTTCCAATTGCATCAGAAGCTTTTGATAAAGCTCCACCAACTTTATCTGTTACACCATTTAAAAATTCTGCAGTATCTTGTAGAGCCCCACCTATCTTACTAAAATCTATGTCAGGAAGTTTTATTTCAGGTAATGGTATTTTTGGAAATTTAATCGGAAATCCAAAACCACTTATTTTAGGAAAATTTATATTGGGTAAATCAAGATTAGGTGGATTAATACTATCGAATATAGATTTAATATATGAATTTGCTGCGGATAAAATAGTTCCAATAGGAAGATTTGGTAAACTAATAGCTGACAAATCTATATTGGGTGTGTTAAAATTAGAAAAATCAAATTTATAATCAAATTTTGGTATTTTCAATTTAGGCATTGATAATGAACCTAACTTTGGAAAATCAAAATCAGGTAATTTTAAATTTGGTATATCTATTTTTGGTAGTGGCG